GTTCTTGGAACTACAGAAATCCGGATACTGTGCCACGAAATCTTCCAGACTGTAGAGCGTGCCGTTGTAGAGCAGGCTCACATTTTTCCGGTGGTCTGCATCAAAAACCACTGTTTTTTCGGTCGAACCAGAGGGCAGCAGGGAAACCTTGTGTACCAGCAGATTCAGCTTTTCATCTGCCGTTGCAATGATGCCACGGACAACCAAATGCCCTGCCAGCAGGTCACGCTGGTGGTTGATCTCTGCGATATACTGTGCGATTGTTGCCATTTACTCGGTCACCTCCACAATGTCCGCCAGAGCTGCGGCGATGTCACCCAGAGAATCCTCTAATGCCGTGATTCTCGCCGGGAACTTGCTGCTCAGATTCTCATAGTCCCCCGGACTGATGCGGTTCAGCGTTTCTATGTTGTTGTGATAGTGCCTGGTGGAAACCAGCTGTGTCCACTCTGTTCCACTGATCTTGTTCAGCGTTTCCAGATTGTCATGGGTGTGTGCGGATTCCTCCAGATGCGTGATGGACAGCGTATGCTCCTGCAAGGTATACGTCAGGCTGTCGGACAGCTCCTGCACCTTTTCGTCCACATAGACCGTCTTTGCGTATGGGGTGAGGTCTACGGCTGCACCCTCTGTCAGCGTTGCGATCGTTGTACCGTTGGCATCTGTAATGGTGATGGTCACCACGCTGCCGGACTTCTCCACCTTTGCGACAGGAGAAAATCCGTCTGCACCGTCTTTGCCGGATGCTCCGATATCGCCCTTTGCTCCGTCCGCACCGTGCAGGGATTCCAGCCATGCCGTTTCTGAGCCGTTGTAGCCGTGCTGTACGGCGATTTCATAGGCAGACGCACCGTTTACTCCGTCACGTCCTGTCGCACCGTCTGTGCCGTCC